CAACAAATGAATTATTTGTTCAAGTTGTTTCCCCAGAACATGTTGAAGTATTTGGGGCTTTAGACAAGTACGGTCGTAGGGAAGACTTGGCTAATGTTTGTGCCATGATTCCAAGCTTTAACTTTGATGAATATTATGATGCTGAAACTTTGAATATCGCATTGCAATCACGTTTTGTGCAAACAACTGATAGAGATTTGATTTTAAAAGTCATCGGTAATTTGAAAGAGGAACAAGTTCATTCAGCTACTGATGATGGTGTAAGCCAGTCAGTTCAAGTCAAACAAGGTGTAGCGAGTGTTGCTGAAGTTAAAGCTCCAAACCCCGTAGCAATGAAACCATACCGTACCTTCGTTGAAGTTGATCAACCAATTAGTAATTTTATATTCAGAATGCGTGAGGGTATGCAAGCAGCCTTATTTGAAGCTGATGGTGGTGCCTGGAAAAATGAAGCGATGAATAATATTAAACAATACCTTTCAGATAATTTAGATGATGAAATTCAATCCGGTCATGTGACGGTGATTGCATAGTGAAAATTACAGATAGAGAGTTAGCTGTCTATCAAATGCATAAGAATCATTATACGAGAGTTGAGATTGCTGATGCGTTAAAGATTTCTGATGAGACAGTTGACTGGATTCTAAATAAAAACTCATTTCATCCCCGTAAGCTTGCTGAAATGGATGAAGAAAATGAAAAAGGTGCAATTTGATGGAAAAGAGTCCGATTGAGATTTTAAAGACGTTGTATACAAGTCTGCCATATGAAGTGGTAAGCGATATTTGTCACCGTATGGAAGATTGGCTTGCGATGGGTGGCAAGGATACTGATCGTTATATGTGGGCTCAAATCGATTATGCAAATGCAATTATAAAAATTAGAGGTAGAAAAAATGAATCCTAAACAGTTCAATGCGGTAGTTGAATATTTTGAAGAGTATTCAATGTTTGATAGTGAAGATGATAGACATGATGATGCTTATTCTTGTGCCGTGGCCATTGATGAGATTTTGAAGGAGAATGCTGATGAATGAAATAACTATTTTAAAAGAGGATATGGATGTTTTTAAGGAATTAGGAAGTGGATGGCCATATAAAGAATGGCTCAAAGAAAACAATTTGTCTGGAGATATTCATACCGCTGCTCAATATATTCTAAGAGAGGAAAATCATTGGAATACCTGGTTCACAAAATGGGTAGCAGCTAACTGTCATTGGTTAGTTAAGGTTAGAGATGATGGTTATACGATTAGAGTTATTAATAAGGTAATTACATTAGCTTCGATTGGTTATTCGGATAATGAAGAAGCTATTTTATCGAGCAAACCGCTGAATTATGAACATGGAGAAGTTATTGATGAATAAAGAAAAAATAATGAGTCTAGTAGATGAATATGGTGCTAAGCAATACGATGCTGGTGTTAATTATGACTATGGGAGTGATATGGATGCTGAAGTTTTCAAAGATTTACAAATGCGCATTTATAACATTAAAGAAGAACTTTATTCTAAACCAATTATGCCTAAGGTCTTTGATTACTGGTACAAATGCTATGCACCTAAGTATAGAAATAGGGTAAATAATGAAAAGGTTATCGATCCTTTAGATAAGATTGAAATGGTGGCCAATCTTTTAAATGTTGAATATGGAAATTATAGTGATAATCCTACGGAGGATAGTAATGATTGGTACGATTTAAAATTGTTTGATGATTGGTTATCAAAAGACGATTTGAACTTTGCCAAAGCTGTTGAAGTAATAATGGATAACGGTAATTATGAGGTGGAGCATGGCTAAATGGGTAACGGTACGTATTAATCACGAAACGGGAATAACGTTGGAAACTCTAAAGATAAATCGTATTAAAGGGATGTATACATCTTCAGTAATAATGACAACTAATTACTTTATTGCTTATGACGGTATGTTTGGATATCAAGCATTGGAAACTACTAAAGCCGATTATAAATTGTTAACAAGAATTTTAGAGTTACCAGAATTAAACATTTGAGAGGAAACAAGATAATGAATGCTTGTTGGTACTGTAATCCAATTGCTATTTCAAATAATGGATCTGTAACAATTACTAGAAGAGGATTTTTAAAGATTCTGGCTGGCGAAGGTAAATTCTTTTATACAAAGTATTGTCCGATATGTCGTAAGCCATTTAACAGGAGGAACAAACGTTAATAGACGCAGGTAATGTATTATATACAATTTCAAGTTTCTTATTTGCGATTTTTGTTATTTCTAACTTTATATACATGTATAAATATAAAGAATTAGTCAAAATTGAATCTAAGAGAATTGATGAAGAAAAAAGTAATCTTCAAGAATATCAACGCAAGTCAGATGAAAGATTGTTATCTAACAAGCAGATATTAGAATCAATTAATAAAAAAGCCTTGGCTGATACGAAAATTCTTAAAATGATTATTCGCGAGAATGAAGAACGTGTCGCTGCAATTAATAAGTTAGACATCCCTGATTATATTCATATTGATAAAAATGGTTCGATATTTGCCGTGAATGGTGATATTGCTGAAAGGGTCCTGACTCATGATCAAGTACTAGGAATGTTCTTAATTATGAAAAGTCTATGGGGGACGAGTGATGTACGTAGCAAAGATTAATAATGATTTATATTTGAAAAAGGTGTTTGAAGAAAATGATTGGCATGGTACTCAAACCATTGATTATAAAGTATCAAATTCATTAAAAAAGGCTAAGTTCTTTGAATCCCTTGATGATGAAGATTCCTTAATTGAGAACTTAAAAACATTTGGTTTTAAATTTTATAAATTAGATGAGATTGAGGTTAATTGATGAAATAACAGAAAAAAAGACACCTACTAATCAGTAGATGTCTTTCTGTGGTGATATGTTGTTTTTTCGCAAATCAATTATATCACACGGGGGCTGTTACTTATGAGTTTATTACCGCGTATTAATGAAACAGAAACTCAAGATAAGGTCAGAGAGTATTTGAAAAAGGATTTTCCAAGGTTGGTTATGCAAGCTGGGTACTCGATGTTAGATGTTAAGTCCCCAAGTTTTGGTGGTATTGGTAGTAAGAACAGCAATGTTAGAAATAGTTTGGAGGATAAGATAGTTGATCACTTCGAAGCAAGACCTAAAGTGATTGCCACCATCAGAGCTATTAATAACTGCCCTGGTAGATATTCTTTAATACTGAAGGATTTATATGTAAAAGGGATGAAAGACTATGAGACGGAGACTGATGTTAATTTCGGACATACACAATATCAAACAAAAAAGAAAATTGCATTATTATGGTTTGCCGATGCCTTTCAAGCTACTGAAGATTTGCATGTATATGAACAAGTCACATGGAGTCAATTCACTTAATTTCAAAAAGTGAACTTTTACCGAACTTTTAGTGAACAAAGACCGAACCGCGACCGAACTGTTAATGCGTTATATTGATATTGTTGATAATTACATAGAGATAGCGACAGGTTACTCTACCTCAAAAGGAGCATTTAATTATCAACAAAGTTAGTTCTAATTTGCTGGTGAGTTATGATAACGCTCATCATTTTGCGAGTGTTGGTACTATTAAGGTTTAACACCTGGACGTTAGACCATTTGTAAGATACTGAAATTTCCTCCAAAATTATTTTAGATAGTCTTAATTATACTTGGGTCCGATTCCCAAGGCTCGCTTTGAATGAAAGGAATGATGTTATGAAAACAGTTTTGAATGTTACCAAAGAAAATGACACCATATCAGTTCATGTTGATGAAGATGTCACTACCCAGGAACTTGAGTATGGATTAGTTAACGTAATGTATCACTTAATTATCCGAGATATGAAAGCTCGAGGCATCCGACTCAACAAAACCAATTTTAATAAAATTAACAATAATTATGGTGAAGCCGTTAAGGTTCATACCGGTGTAATGTGGGATTTAATTCATAAGAGAAAATAAAAAAGGTTGCGATTAATTGTCGCAGCCTTTTATGCGTTCAGTTTAGATTTAAGGGCATCGGTTAGAATCTCTGAGAAGTTAACTCCATTTTCTTTGCCAAGCATATTTAAATAGTTGGGTATGGTCAAAGTTTTTTTGATTAGTTTAGTATCATGTTTCTTTCGATAACTATCAATGTCAACGTCAACAAGAGTAACAACGTCTGTTTCTTTTGATTTTGGTAGTTCATAGTTCGAACTAGGCACTGGTTCATTGGAGTCTTGTAGATCCATAACCTTTAAGCCAATATAATCGCGTGCCATTTCAATAGAATTATCAATTGTTTTACCTTGAGTCATACCGTCAATATCTGGAATGCTAATGAAGTATGGTGTATCAGTATCATCAGTTTTAGTTATAACAATAGGATAAATTACTTTCATTATATTTCCTCCTTATGAGTGAACAATGAATACAGCAAAGCAAGGCCTCTATTCGAGGTCATGCTTTTTAATTAAGCTTTTGGCTAACATTTCGTTTATATCTTTATGACGAGGTATTTGTTCTTTATCCTTGCCGTTAGTCCAGATATCATGATTGCCACCATGTCTATATAAGTGCCAGCCATTTTTCTTGAATAGCTTAATTAACTTTGCTTGTTTCATTTGTTCACCCCTTTCTTTATTACTTAATAAGTATAACACGTATTAGTACGTACATCAATACGTATTAATACATTAGCTGAAATGAATTGGAGTTGGTAGAACATGACAGTTGGCACAATTAGTTGTATAGGTGATGCGCCAGTGTATAACCATAATGGTGATACAGTTGGGTATCTATTAAATGGAACATCATGGAGACTTGAAGGTTCAGATATTATCAATGATGAAGATTGTTATAGGTTATTTGATGATAAATGGATTCCCAAGAAGTTCATTACATTTAAAGGAGGAATAGTTAATGAAGAAAGTAATCGTTATGTCTGAAGATGAATATGATACAGCCATGCAGGGATTAGATGGCGTACCATTCAAGACTGATAGAGCAGAGGCAAGCAACGGTAGGTTCATTAGGTCAACCATAACCATCAGTAAGTCAGCGCTTGAAGATGCACTTAAGGCTAGAGAGTTTGAACTGGTCAAGCCAGAAGATGGCTCAAAGATTAATTGGGATGCTGCTATTGTCTGGACAGACTGATAGGTACGTAAGATTCTATCATACGAAAGCATGGCATGATGCGAGACAGGCGACGCTAGTACGACAGCATTACCTATGCCAAGACTGTTTGAGAGAAGGCAAGATAACCATTGCTAAGACAGTCCATCATATCATTCCCTTAAGGGATGACTGGAGTAAGAGGCTTGATCAAAATAATTTAGAAGTTATCTGTTTAGAACACCATAATCAAGAACATCCCGAAAAAGGTTCTGGTAATAAGCAATACTTCAAACATGAGGCTAAGGTTAAGAAACGTTCTGATGTTTTTAAGTTTGCATCGAATAAAGATGATGACAAATTGTTTTGGTAGCCCCCCTACCTCAAAAGATATTTGAACGAAATCCCAGACAACGGTGTAGTCCCAAATGCGTGATAAATTCGTTTTTCAATAAAAAAAGTTAATTCACATTAGCTCTAAACCATTACTGTATCAGTGGCTTGGAGCTTTTTTGTTGGGTGGAAAGGAGGAAACTTTGCCACAGAATGCTAAAAGTGCACTTCTACATGTTTTAGAAGGCAATCCGAATAACAAAACTAAAAAGGAATTACATAAACGTCAAAAAAATGAAGAGAAATTGAGTTTGCCAAGGGATAAGTTGGAGCCACCAACTTGGTTGACAGCAACAGGTGCTAAAGAGTTCAAACGAATTGTTGAAGTCATGGAACCAACCCAATTATTGACCAATGGTGATGTTAATACTTTGGCATTGTACTGTGATACGCTTGCTGACTATCATTCCTTTGATAGAAAAATTAAACAAAAAGGTTTCATGATGAAAGGACGAGTTAATCCATTTATTCGTGAGAAAAGAAATTCGGCTCAACTGTTGGATAAATTAGCGGGTGAGCTTGGAATGACTCCAGGTTCTCGTGCCTCGTTAGCAATAAGCATGCCTGCCGAGATTGACGGGGATGATAATAATGATGAGTTCGACTAATGTTTTAGATTATTCATTTACAGAGTTAACAAATTGGTGGGATAAATATAAGGCTGACCGTGAGGGATGGGCCTATCTTAAAAACCCCAGTCCAATATTATTAACAAATTATTATGCAAATATGGTAGTTGAAGGTGATATTCCGGCATCTAAGGAAGTCATTGCTGCATGTGAACGTCAATTGAAAGATTTAGAGAGACAAGGTACTGATGATTTTCCATGGGTATTTGATGAGGAAAAAGCATGGCGACCGATTCGTTTTATTGAATCTAAATGTAAGCCATCAAAAGGTGATTATAGTCAATTAGTATTGCAACCATGGCAACATTTCATTGTGGGATGTTTATGTGGTTGGGTGCATCGTGATACTGGATACCGTAGGTTTCGTGAAGGAGTAGTTTTCGTTGGCCGTAAGAATGGTAAGACAACACTAGAATCTGGTCTGGCTGATTATATGACTGGCTTTGATGGTGAACGTGGTGCTAATGTCTATTTTTTGGCCAATGATAAAGGGCAGGCCCATGAATTGTTTGATGAGTCTATGGCCATGATTAAATCATCACCGTTTCTTTCTGAAAGATTTGTTGCAAATAGGCAGGAAATTAGATTTCCAAAAAGAAAATGTACAATCGTTCCAATGTCAGCAGATACCAAAAATAAGGATGGGAAAAACCTTCACTTTGCTGTTTTTGATGAAATTCATGAATATAAGGACTATAGATTGATTAATGTAATGAAACGTTCCCGTGGTACAAGAAAACAGCCATTGATTATGTATATATCAACTGCAGGGACAGTTCTCGATGGTCCATTAATGGATTTCGTTGATAATGGTCAAGATTGTTTGAAGAATTATGACGATCACATTGATGAACGTACATTCTATTACTTAGCAAAGCTTGATAATAAGCAAGAAGCTAATGACCCCGAAATGTGGGAAAAAGCCAATCCTAACATTTGTTTAATGGAAATGGTAGACATGATAGGTGATTACAAGAAAGACCGTAAGAACCCTAGAGAATACGCTGATTGGATTACTAAGCAGTTCAATATTTTCAGTGAAACAGATGAGTTAAGTTTTGTTACTACTGATACAATTTTGAAAAATAATAAGGTTCTCAATATTAAATTACTTGAAGGCCGTGAGTGTACCGGTGGGTATGATTTATCGGAAACAGAAGATTTTACCTCTGCTTGTCTGGAGTTTCCTCTTGATGACGGAGGTATTTTTGTACTTGAGAAATCATGGGTTCCAGAAGCTAGGTACAAAAGGGATAAAAATCCTGAACGTATTAAAGCATGGGAAAAATCTGGGGAGTTAGAAATTATTCCAGGTGACTATGTTAAATATGAATATGTTTTAGACTGGTTTACTGAGATGAGTAATAAATATCAAATTACTAAGGTAATGTATGATCCCGCCAAGGCTTTACTACTTAATAAAGCGATGGAGAATTATGGCTTTGTTACTCAAGAGGTAAGACAAGGATTCTTGACACTTGGTGGACCAATGCAGAACCTGAAAGAGCTTCTACTTGATGGGAAGGTTATTTATAACAATTCCAAATTATTTCGTTGGTATTTAAATAATATCAAGCTCATCAAGGATAGAAATGATAATTGGTTGCCACAAAAACAAACATTGTCACGTAAGATTGATGGTTTTGCGGCCCTATTGGATGCTCATGTTGATGTAGTAAACAAATTGATTAAGCAACAAGGAAGTAGAATTACATTCGTATCATTTGATTAAAGGAGGTGATTGAATGGGCCTAATGAATAGGTTCAAACAATTTTTTCGATCTAAGTCAGATAAGAAGAGTTGGTCTGGAAAGGCTTTCGATTTTTCTGATTGGTTCGGCAAATCTTTTTATGGATCCAAACAACATGCATTGGAAACCAATGAAACAATTTTTAGCGTAATTACCAGATTATCAAATACGCTATCATCATTGCCAGTTAAGGAATTAAAGAAGCAAGAGGAAGTTAATGATTCGGTCAGTAGATTAATAAAGTATGCTCCAAATGATAATATGACGGCATTTGATTTTATTAATCGCTTGGAAACTGATCGAAATACTTACGGTAACGGATATGCGATTATTGAACGTAATGATTACAATATTCCAGAAAATTTAATTCCAATAAACCCATTGGATGTAGAGCCGGTGATTAATAAAGATGATGGTAGTCTTTGGTACCATGTAATCTCAGCACAATACAATATCAATACCTACGTATTCAATCAGGATATTATTCATGTTAAACATATTGCAGGTGCTTCGAGGTATTCAGGCATTTCGCCATTAGATGTACTTAGGGGTGCTTTAGATTTTGATGATTCAGTTAAAGAATTCTCTTTGAATGAAATGAATAAGAAAGATAGCTTTATTTTGAAATATGGAGCTGGAGTCAGCCCTGACCAAATCCAGAGAATTATTGCAATGTTCAAAAAATATAATCAGTCTAGTTCAGGGGTATTATTTCAAGAACCTGGTGTAGAAATTACGCAACTTCAGAGAAATTTTATTTCTGCAGACCTAAAGAACATGAACGATATTACTGATAAAAGAATTGCTAATGCTTTCAATGTTCCAATTCAATTCTTAAATGCCACAACGGGTGGAACGTTCAGTTCTAACGAGCAATTAATGACCCAATTTGTACAAATGACGTTGACTCCAATTGTTCGGCAGTATGAACAAGAATTTGAGAAAAAACTTTTAACTTCAGCAGATTTAAATGGTGGAAGTTATTTCAAATTCAATATGAACTCATTGCTTCGAGGTGACATGCAGGCAAGAGCAAACTTCTATCAGATTATGCGCCGTAATGGTATTTATACAACGAATGACATTCTTGATTTGGAAGATTTACCTGAATCAGGGGATGAATATGCCGATAAATTATTTGTTTCCGGAGATCTATATCCAATAGATATGGACCCAACTCAACGAAAGGGGGTGACAAAGAATG